GCCGAATATCCGGCCGACACGCCCGTGCGGATTTCGACCAGTGATGCCGAGGCCGTATCCGCACTCGGTACCGGCCTCCTGGCCGATGCCGTCAAGGGGATCAACGATCAGCTCACCGATCTGAACTCCGGTGCGGATGTGACAATCGTTCGCGTTGCCGAAGGCGTGGATGTCGCCGCGACCGCTGCTGCCATTGCCGCCATTGTCAACGGCGTTGCAAGCATCCCCTCCGCAGTCAACAAGACCCCGCGCATTGTCGTTGCCGGCCGCACCGCCTGGCGCCCGGATCTCGAAACCACCAACCCGGTGATCGCGGCGCTGGAAGCCAACCTCGGCAAGATCATGGCTGTCGCTCCGGTCGACGTCGACGACACCTCGGCTGCGAATGCCATCGACGCGCGCGAGACGATGAACTCGGAACGTCTGATGCCGATCGGTGTCGCGGCAAAGGTCTGGGATGGTGCGCAGGTTGTCACCCGTCCGATGATGCCGCGCGTTGCTGGTCTGATGGCGCGTATTGACAACCAGGTTGGCGGCGGCAAGCCGTTCCACCCGTTTGCCAACCGCGCGCTGTACGGCCTTGCCGGTCTTTCCCGGAAGATCCCGTTTTCCACGCTGGACGGCTCCACCGAGGGCCAGCAGATGCTTGCGGCGAACGTCGCCATCGTGGCCGAGGGCGAAACCGGTGTTGATGGCGCGATTGCCGATGGCGGGTATCGCTTCATCGGTACGGACAACGCTCAGACGGGGGAACTGTGGGAGCAGATCCACCAGGTGCGCGGTACCGATTACATCGTCACGCAGATCATCGAGATCACGAACCAGTTCCTCGGCCGCCGCATTCATGCCGACACTGCCGAGGCCTGGATCAACTCGATTGCGTTTGCACTGCGTGATCACGTCAACGAGGGCAACATCCTCGGCTATACGCCGAAAAACGAGATGTTCAAGAAGAGCCAGAACAGCCCGGAAAACATCCGCCTTGGCCGCCTGAAGCTGGATATTGGCATCGAGCCTTGCCCGGTCTTCAAGCTCGCCCAGCACGAGATCCGCCGGTATCGGCCGGCCGTCGACAACCTCGTCAATGAAATCATCGCCCGCCTGTCGAATGATCTCTGATCAGCGCTGACACGGTAACAACTAACGACTTTCCAGAACGCAGGATCTGATCATGCAGACGATTTACATGCTATCCGCCGTTGATGTTCGCCGGGCCGAGACGCCCGGCACGTCTCGGGTTCACACGATCGCGAAACTTACCATTCCGCCGATCAAGTTTGCAACGGCAGGGCATAACCCTGGCGGCGGCGTTATTGCCGTTGATTTTACTCTCCCGCGCATTGAGGCGCTGGAGCCAAAATTCATGTGCAAGGGGCTCGACACCGACGTGTTCGGAGGGCTTGGGGCGCGTGACCGTTGGGTGTTTGCGGGTGCCTATACGGACAAGCGCACCGGCTTGCCCGTTCCCGGACGAGCGATCATTGAAGGCGCAGTCACGCAGTGGGAGCCCGACGAAAGTGATCCCGTCGACTTCCAGGGCTGCAATCATGCGCTCACCGAAGTGACGCACTTTGAACTGACGCTCGACGGCAAGGAACTGTTCTACATCGATTTCTGGGAGCGGCGGCTGCGCCGGGACGGTGTCGACATGTTCGAAGGCGTGCGCGGCGCGCTCGGCGCGTAACTCCAACTTTCCTTCCAACCTCTACCGGCCGGGCTCAGTCCCGGCTTTTCTTTTGAAAGATATGACATGTCTCAGAAAACCACCCCCGTCGAAATCATTCTTGAAGAGCCCGTCGAAACAGGCGGCAAGACCTTCGACAAGCTCACGTTCGCGCGCAAGCGCAAGGTCCGGGACCTTGTTGCTGCTGATGAATACAAGAGCATTCTGCAAAAGACCGGCGCTGTTTACGCCTCAATGGCGGGCGTGCCGGCGGAAGTCATTTTCGATCTCGATGCGGACGACTATGCGACACTTGAAGAACAGGTCGCGCCTCTCATGGGAAAGTCCTGGGAAGACGTCAAAATGGGTTTCCTGACGGAAGAGGCGGCGAGCTACGGCATGCAGACGGCGGTTCAGGCGGAACTGGCCAGGCGGGCAAAAGTTTCGGATTGATGGCCGCGCAGATCGCGCGGTACCTGCATCAGTCCCTGACGGAAATCGAGGATTGGGACGTTCCAACCTTCTTCCGATACTTCGGCCACGTCGAAGAGGTGTTGCAGATCGAGGCAGAAGCCAAAAAGCCGAAGGGCAGGGAATAACCCTGCCCAAAACGCTGAATATCGGCACTGAAAAGTCAGTCTATGAAGCCAAATGACTTTGCCACCCGACGCATTTGGGTGCAGTGGGCTGTCTTTTGCGACTGTGCCATTCCCTCTTGGTTATAGGCGGCGATATCGACCGTTGTGTCGAGCAATGATGCAAACCCCATATCGTCGGCAGGAACCGTGCTTTCGATATATGCGCTGATCGCACTTTGATTGTAGGCCATATCGCAGAAGCCTTCAGCAGCGATCACCGATCCTAACTGGCTCGCAGCGTCGTATTGCTCTGTTTCGCTCCACGCGAAGGCAGGCTGGGCCGCCAGTGCAATCACAGCGAAAACAGCTAACCTCATTGCGCAACTTCCTTCTGCGGGGACTTGCCCAAGGCTGCAATCAGCCCGCCAATAAGGGCCAGACACATGAAAACGGCTACCAGCGTGCCGCCTAGGATCGCCCCGGCTATGGCGCAAACGATCAACAGAATACCGGGCCACCGAGACGTCGATCCTATCGCCACCGCACCCAAGGCGATTGTGAGGAACGAAAAAACAATTCCGCCCCAACCAAGTCCGATCGCAACATCGGCCTGATCTGCCTCCACGGCAGTAGCCACGCCACCAATAAATAGAGTTACCAGTGCTGCAAGTACGGCAAAAATGCCGGCAATTAGCGCAATTATTCCACCAGCCTTCTTCATAGTTCAACTCCGCTCGCAATTAGAAAAATAGCTATCCGCAGGTGCGAGCTACCTGGCCCGGATAGTGAGCAGGAAAGCACGTCAACCGTTGCGTGTCGAGCGGGTGGTGTTGACGCATGAGTTTTACAACCTAGAGGCCAACGAGAATGGCAACCCTCACGTCACAACTCATTGTGTCGCTGGTCGAGCGCGTGTCCCGTCCGGCGCGCGCCGTCAGCCAGTCCCTGACAGAAATGCGCCTGCGCGTCGATGCAAACGCCCGGGCGATGGATGCCATGCGCGGCAGGATGCTGGACGCGGTTGGCGTCGGCTATGTGCTCGCCAAGGCGATCTCTGCGCCGATCAATGCCGCCCGCGAATTCGAAGCGGTGATGGCGGATGTCAATAAGGTGGTCGATTTCGACACGCCGGACGGGCTCAAGCAAATGAGCGCCGATATCCTTGCACTCAGCCGGGTCATTCCAGTGGCTGCAACCGGGATTGCGGAGATTGTTGCCGCTGCCGGGCAGGCCGGTATACAGGGTGACGAGTTGCTCGCCTTCGCTGAGATCGCGGCAAAGGTTGGCGTTGCCTTCGACTTGTCGGCCGACCAGGTGGGCGAAAGCCTTGCCAAGATCAAAACCGCGCTTGGCCTGACAGTGGAACAGACAGGCGAACTGGCCGATGTGCTCAACCACCTGTCCAATACATCTGCATCTTCGGCAGCTGATCTGCTGGACTTCATGCGGCGGGTTGGCTCGGCAGGCACCGCCATGGGCTTTTCGGCACGCGAGGTTGCGGCGATCGGTTCGGCGATGGTTGCAGCCGGTGCACAGGCAGATGTTGCGGCTACCAGCTTCCGCAATGTGACCAAGGCGCTGGCCCGTGGCGAGTCTGCGTCCAAGCGCCAGCATGAGGCATACAAGAAGCTCGGCCTGTCCGCGACTGACGTGGCGCAGCGCCTGCAAAAGGACGCTGTCGGCACCCTTCAGGATGTCATTGCGCGGATCCGCGCACTGCCGAAGGAATTGCAGGCCTCGACGATCTCCGATCTGTTCGGGGATGAGGCCCGCGCGGTCATGCCGCTGATCGAAAACGCCGAGCTATTGCAGAATGCCCTCGGCCAGGTGGCGAGCGAAACCAACTATCTCGGCTCGGCGCAAAAGGAATTCGAGGTTCGTTCGCAGACCTTCAATGCGAAGCTTCAGAGTTTCCAGAACCGTATGACCGAACTGGCTATTGCGATCGGCAATGCTTTGCTGCCGGCGCTGACATCGATCATCGAGACAGTGATGCCGACGATCAGCGCGATCGCGGATCTAGCCGCTGCCTATCCGCAGGTGACCGCCGCGGTGCTCGGCGTCACGGCAGCTCTCGTCGCCTTGAATATTGCGGCCATCGCAAGCCGGTATTCCTTCCTGTTCCTGAAGGGAGGAGTTTTGAATGCGGCTATTGTCATTGGTCGCAGCGCGGATCTGATCATCGCGGCCACAAAGCGGCTTCGCCTGGCTGTTCTTGGGGCATCCATGCTTGGCGCTCTGGGTGGCGGCACCTTCTTCGGGGTACTTGCTGGAGCTGCGGGTGCCGCGGTCGGGGCGATACAGGCTGCAGCTGCGGCCATTGGGGCGGCGATCGCTGGCATCACCTGGCCGATTGCTCTGGTAATCGCGGCTGTCGCGGCGCTCGGCGCTGCCGTCTATCGGTATTGGGAGCCGATCAGGGAATTCACGCTCGGTTTTGCCGAAGTGATCGGGAGTAGCCTTGGGCAAGCCATGAGCGCCATTACCGGCTTCATGTCCAGCCTTGCCGCACACGTTGGGCAGTGGGCAACCAAGAAGCTGGTAGACATCGGCAGCTTGCTCGGCATCGATGAGGCAGAGATCCGCGGGGCTCTGGACAAGGCATATGGGGCGATCTCCAGCACTCTTGGCAAGATCGTCGACGTTGTGCTGGCGATCCCTGCGCAGTTGGGGAACTGGATCGCCGACATCTTCACGATGAAGGATTATTCAGCGACCGCAGAGGCGGAGTTCCGGGATGCCGGGCGAAAGATCGGGCAAGCGCTCGTCGATGCGATCATTGATGCTTTCAGTGCTCTTTGGGAGTTCCTGAAATCCATTCCTGACCGCATCGTTTCCGCGATCGGCAGGATCGATCTCTCCAATATGCTGCGCCTGCCTTCGTTCCTCGGCGGTGGCGGCGGTGAAGCCCCTGCGGTACCTCAGCCGAAGATTGAAGGGGCTCGCGCTCTCGGCGGTCCAGTCGTCGCCGGCAGAACCTACCGCACGGCGGAAAAGGGCGATGAACTGTTCACACCTGATCGTGACGGGTTCATTCACAGCGCTGCAGCGACGAAACGCATTCTGGCCGGTGTGGGGCAGGGGCAAGCGCAGGGATCGGGCCAGGTCACTGTAAACATCGAGCGAATTGTCATTCAGGAAGCGCAAAACGCTCGCCAGATCGTTCAAAAACTCGGTGACGCGATCGATGCTGAAATGGCGGGCGTTCATTCAGACACCGGTTGGTCAGTGTCTTAAGGAAAAAAGCATGCTCTACATGATCGGCGCGGTTGCGGTCGACACATATCCGTTTGCATTTGATGCGGTCAGCCGGTCAGGCTCGGCGGACATAGCGTTCAAGCCATTGCTGAACGGCCTCAAAGGTGCGGAGTTCATGGGCGAGGGGGATGACACGCTCCGCATGCGCGGTCAGCTCCTGCCTGCGAAGATCGGCGGACTGCCACAACTGGAAGCTCTTCGATCGCATATGAACCAGGGCGCGGCCTTGCCGGTGATGCGCGGCGACGGTGTACGGCTCGGCACCTACATGATCGTGAGCCTTCGCGACAATCACACGGATCTTCTGCGGGATGGTATCGGCGCACGGGTGCGGGTTTCCGTTTCCCTGAAGAAGGTACCGGCGCAGCAATCGACCGGATTGCAAGTCATTCCTGCGCTTCTGCAGCTCTTCGATCTCTTGGGGTGATCATGACTGAAACGATAAAGATCGTGGGCGATAATCTTACGCTCGATCTGATCTTGTGGCGCAAGCATGGTTTGCGCGGCCTGGCTCTCATTGAAGAGACAATGAAGCTCAATCCGAAGCTGGCCGGTGTCTATGTGCCGGTTGGTACAGATGTCGTCTTGCCAGACCTTCCTGCGGAAACCGTCCAGGCCCGCGAAGTCGTAACCTTGTTCGGGTGATCTGATGGCTTGGAAAACGGAATGGGCGGTCGAGATCGACGGTCAGGACGTCAGTTCGAAGATGGCGAACTATCTGGAACAGATCACGGTGACCGACAAGGCCGGCGCTTCGTCTGACAGCTGTTCGCTGACGCTCGATGACACCGGCGGGCAGATCAAGTTGCCGCAGCCCGGCGGTAAGGTCGCAGTACGGCTGAGCGGCGTTCAGGTGTTCTCCGGCGTGATCGACAGCGTGAAGTCCTCCGGCAACAGGTCTGGCGGCCGCTCGCTGTCTGTCTCTGCCAAGGGCTTCGACGTGAAAGGCAAGGCAAAGCAGCCGCAGCGCCTTCATCAGGATGAGGGAACGGTGGGCGAATTCCTGAAGAAGCTGGGGCAAAAGGCCGGTTTTGAAATGAAGATTGATCCGGCCTTGGCAAGTATCGCACGCGACTATATCGCAGCGGATGGCGAAAGCCTTTTGCACATCGGTGAGAAACTGGCCCGCGAACTCGGTGCAACCTTCAAGCTTCGCGGCCCTATGGCAGTT